GTTTAGGTTTTATCCTTGTTTGGCCGCCGGACTGGCTTACTATATAGCCATCAAGAAGGCCCCCGACAGGGTACCGTTATTGAAAGCTGTGTACGAAGAGGAGATGGAACGAGCCATCAGTATGGATCGTGACCGGGCCTCTTTTAACATTGTGCCAAGCTTGGCGTATTCGCAGAACTTGTAATGGCTAAATTTGCTGTTGGTAAAAATGCCTATGGCATCTCAGACAGAAGCGGGTTTCGTTACAAGCTGAACGAGATGAAGCGGGAGTGGAATGGCCTGCTGGTGGGTAAAGACGAGTGGGAGAAGAAACAACCTCAGTTAGAGCCCCGCAGGAGCATTACAGACCCGCAGGCTTTGCGTAATCCTAGACCAGATCGCGTAGAGCCTTTAGACGTGCCTGTGGCTGTGCCGCAGGTAGAAGGGCCGAGTTTTAGGCCATTGTTGGCTAACGGGCAGGTTGGTGGTGTCACGGTGACAATTTCATGAGTTTTACTCTTGCACAACTAAAAACCGCTATTCAAGACTACACTCAAAATACAGAGACTAGTTTTGTGACTAATCTGCCGGTGTTTATACGCCAGGCCGAGGAGCGAATTTTAAAGAATGTTCAACTGACGTATTTTAGAAAAAATGTGTCGGGTAATTTTACTAATGCAAACAAATACTTAGCGGCTCCTGCGGATTTTTTAGCGCCTTTCTCTTTGTCTTTTGTGGACAGCAGTTCTAATCACGTATTTTTAGATTACAAAGACGTTAATTTTATCCAAGAATTTAACCCCAACAGTGCTACTACTGGTAATCCGCGTTATTACGCTCTGTTTGACGACAGCAATTTCATTATCGGGCCTACACCAAATTCTAATTATGTGGCGGAATTGCATTACTTTTACCGCCCTAATAGTTTAACAGCGGGTTCTGAGAGCGGTACAACCTGGTTGAGTGAAAACGCTCAAACAACTTTGTTGTATGGCTGCTTGATTGAGGCTTACACCTACATGAAAGGTGAGCCGGATGTTATGCAAGAGTATGAAAAGCGGTTTGCAGAAGGTGTTGTTGCTATGAAGAACTTTGGAGAAGCCAAAGAAGTAACGGATGCCTATCGAACCGGTTTGGTAATACGAGATAAAACTTAATGTTTACGCTAGAAGTTAAGAATGATTTTTCTGTTGGGGTGCAGACCACGTCTAATCGTGGTTTTACTCCTGAAGAGCTTGCAGAAAGGTGTGCGGATAAGATTGTGTCGGTGTCTCAGACAGCTCACCCAACTATTCGTCAACAAGCTGAAGCTTTTAAGAAACAGGTAGAACACACGGTTTTGCATTATTTAAGGCAGGCGGCAGCTAGTGAGCGGACCACTGTATATAATGCGATACAAGAGGCTGGCCAGCCTGAACTCGCTGAACTGATAAGGAGACTATAATGGCTTTCTCGGGTAACTACATGTGTACCAGCTTCAAGAAAGAATTGATGACTGCTACACACAACTTTACAAACAGCAGTGGTAATACTTTTAAATTGGCGATGTATACAAACAGCGCCAGTTTTGACGCATCTACTACGGCGTACACTACGTCTAACGAGGTAAGTGGAACAGGCTATAGCGCGGGCGGTTCGGCGTTGACAAACGTTACGCCAACATCTAGCGGAACGACTGCGTTGACTGATTTTGCAGATTTAACTTTTAGCACAGCCACCGTTACTGCTCGTGGTGCGTTGATCTATAACGACAGCGCAGGTGGTGACCCAAGTGTTGTTGTTTTGGATTTTGGCTCAGATAAAACGTCTACTGCTGGCGACTTTACTATTGTGTTTCCAACGGCAGATGCGAGTAACGCGATTATAAGAATCGCGTAGTGACATGTCTGACGTTACGGTCCCTATAGCTGGTTGGGGTTATGTTGCTTGGGGATCGGGCGGGTACGGTGATGCTCAAACATTGCCGTTTGCTACAGGGAGTGTTGGCACCGTAACGATAACAGGTGCGGCCACCGCTCCTGTTACCGGGCTAGAAGCCACGGGTAACGTCGGTTCAGTAAGTGTTCTAGCACCAGGGTCGGTACAAGTAACTGGTATAGAAGCTACCGGTGCGGTAGGAACAGTTACTACGATATCGAACAACAACCTGTCTGTGACAGGTGTGGAAGGCACGGCTCTCGTAAATAGTGCCAGTGTTTTGGAAGGCGTAGGAGCCTTTCCGACGGGTGTAGAAGCCACCGGTGGCGTTGGCGCTGTAACTGTCACCGGTTTGTCGAATGTCGCCGTGACCGGTGTAGCAGGCACGGGCGCGACGAGCCAGGTCATATTTAACGTCGAAGTGAGATTCGATGGTTGGGGCCGAGGCACCTGGGGTCAAGCAGCTTGGAATGGCTCGCTTGGTATAGAAGCCACGGGCCAGGTTGGAAGTGTCACGGTTGAGGCCGGAGTAATAGCTCCGGTAACAGGTTTAGAAGCCACGGGCACTGTAGGCAGTGTCACCGTAAACGCCGGGGCAATTACACCGGTAACCGGGCTACAGGCCACGGGCACAGTTGGTAGCGTCACAATTGACCTACAACTGGACGTCCCTGTCACGGGGCTTCAAGCCACGGGCACAGTTGGCTCGGTGACGGTAAACGCTGACGCTAACACGCCGGTATCGGGTGTTTCTGGAACCGGGCAAGTTGGAAGAGTTATAGTTTGGGGTGAGATAGGTCCTGTTCAGAACCCGAATTGGACAGAAGAGACCCCATCACAAACCCCAGGGTGGGTTGAAATAGCCGCTTAAAGAGGTATACCAATGGCAACTTATGTAAACAATTTACGATTAAAAGAAATCGCCACAGGTGACGAAAGCGGAACCTGGGGCACAAGCACCAACACCAACTTAGAGCTGATCGGTGAAGCTCTTGGTTTCAACACCGAAGCCTCCTTCTCGTCAGATGCAGATGCGACCACTACGGTAGCAGACGGCGCAACTGATCCGGCCCGAGCGTTATATTTTAAAGTAACCTCTGGTGCCAGCCTTACGGCCACTCGAACGTTAACGATTGCACCAAACTCCGTATCGCGTGTGATGCTCATTGAAAATGCTACCAGTGGTAGTCAATCCATAAACATTAGTCAGGGCTCTGGTGCAAACGTCACTATTGCAAATGGCAAGACCGCTTTACTTTATTTAGACGGTGCGGGCTCTGGCGCAGCCGCTGTTTTAGCAAATCCAAGTGTAGCGGTCAGTCAACTTACGGATGTCACCTCTACGGCAGCGGAGTTAAACCTGGTTGATGGCGCAACCGCGGACACGGTGGTTAATTCTAAAGCGGTTATCTACGGAGCAGCAGGGCAAGTAACGGCCAATGAGCTTGATGTAGACAACATTCAGATAGACGCAAACGCGGTTAAATCTACAAACACCAATGGCAACATCCAGCTTTTCCCAAATGGAACAGGCTTTACCGAGCTTTACGGTAACACCAACGCAGGGGCTATTCGTTTTAACTGCGAATCCAATAGTCATGGGGTAACTTTAAAAGGGCCTCCGCACAGTGCTTCTGCAACCTATACCTTAGAATTACCTAATGCGACAGGCGCAGCTAATACTTACCTCCAAACAGACGGATCAGGTAAGTTGTCTTTTGCGGGAGCTATCCCGGCACCAACGCTAACTGGCACTAATCTAACCGCCACCTCTAAACAGTTTATTGTTGCTACCGCAGGAAGTATCACAATAACCTTACCAGCGTCTCCAAGCGCAGGTGACTTTGTGGTGATTAAAGACGGCACGGGCGCTGCGGCCACTACAAACTTTACGGTCGCCAGGAACGGCTCAAACATTGCCAGTAGTGCAAGCGACCTAACCTTTGATAAAAACTTTGCCGAAATCACCATGACCTACATTGACGGCACAATCGGTTGGAGCGTGTAAATGAGTAATCTATCGGAGTTATTACCCTCCGGTGGAGGGCAGAACGTAGTTGAGTTTACTGCGAGTGGCGCGGTGGCCTCTGGTAAGCCTGTTATTCTCAACACTAACGGGACTGTTTCGGAAGTAGGGGAAACAACCATTGCTCCAGATGCGCCAATAGGCTCAAGAACTTTGGTTGATGGCAATAATACAGAATACCTAAGTATTGCTGCTGATCCTTTCAATGAAAATAGATGGGTAGCGTGTTATGCAGACGACATAGGCAATAAAGACCTTTTTATGAAAGTGCTTACTCGTTCTGGAACTACAATCACTCAATCTTCTGCAATATCTTTAGTTACTGGCGGGTCTTCAAATAGAGATGTTTGTGTCTGTTTCGATAAAGCGCAGGAGAATGTTGTTTTATTGATGTATAACAACAACAATAATGATGGTGTTGTTCGTGTTGCAACAATATCAGGAAGCGCAGGAAGCGAAAGTGTTAGTCTTGGGTCAGAAACATCTTTTTGGACACCGGCACCAATCTTTACTGCTAATCAAAAAGGGTGCATCAATTTAGTAAATTATGACACCAGCGGTAATTTCTTAGGTATTTGGATAGATGCTAATAATTCTCCTACAGAAATAAGAGCCAGAGTATTTCAGGTAAGCGGAACGTCCGTAACAGCAGGAGGAACAACTGTTGACGTAGCAACTGATTCAAGCAACTACTCTACAAACACTCGCGCACTACGAGAACATTATTCAGATAACACAAAAGTATACTTTGCCTACAGAGATAGTTCTTCTAAAGTAGCAATGAAAGTTCTAACAATGTCTGGAACTAGCATTAGCGTTGGCACGAAATATCAAAGTTCGCAGAGCATAGATGAACACGGTATCTCAATAAGTCCTATTTCTGACACAAAGATAATTGTTACAGCCTCTCAAAACAGTCAAATATATCCGGCCTATTATCTAGTGACAGATAGCAGTGGCACTCTCTCATATGGTACTTGGACAGTCATATCTAGCGTTAGCGCAAGAACAGTAATTGGTCTTAATAATAGAAACAGTAATCCTTTAGTTTTCCCAGTTTATTATTCTTATACGTCTGGCTCATTATTTCCTTTTGTGAAAATACTAACGTCAAACTCTGATGGCTCTACAATAACTTTTACTTCAGAAGATCAAATAGAAAGTTCAAGCGCGATTGCTAACAGTTTTAACGGACTTGCGTTACAAGAAGACAGTTCTGGTCACTACTTGTTGCTAGGCGAATACAGCAGTGATCTGTACTTCATATTAGGAAAGGCCGGAGGCACTTCAACTAACGTAGCCGACTTCATTGGCCTAGCTTCTGCTGGCATATCAGACGGCGCTGCTGGTGACATCAACGTCAAGGGCGGCATCAACGAGGCTCAGACAGGGCTGACCATAGGCTCTGACTATTACGCGCAGGGTGACGGCACAGTGTCCACTACCAGTACAAGCCCGGCTGTAAAGATCGGCCAAGCAATTTCCGCAACCACAATTAACATGATGGATTTGACATGACGAATCTAACAGATTTATTACCTGCGGGTGCGGGAGGCAAACAGGTTAGCTTCACGGCTAGTGGGGCGATTAGTAATGGTC